ATCCTGCCTCTGCATCCTCACCAACAGGGAACCTATGTTTCAACACTTCTTCACAGTTAAACATGGCGAAGTGAGCGACGGTTGCCGACGTCAAGTCCACCCCATATATGGCGCGCTCTTTACCCCACTCGTACTTTGTAGATGCCCAGGCTCGTATAGCTGGTTTGCGAGTGAACATTCGCTCGACGTGCTCTAGTGGCATACTGTTCAGCGTCACAAACTTAGTCCTATACCGATAGCTGTCCCTGTTTATGTACTTCTCGTCGACTGCATGCTGCGAGTGTACACTACCCGCTGGAGACCATTCCCAGCGTGCTGCGGCGAAGTCTCGTAAATTCATACGTTTGTACTTGAATCCGTGTCTGACACCCATGTTGAACACAGAGACGGCCTTTGCATATACGGTCTCCGGTTTGACGTCGATCACATCCGGGTTCAGCCTGTGCTCCCTCTCAGTCTTCCAGTTCACAGCCCCATACCCCCTGTTCACGAGAGTGTTTAGTTCGAATAGTTCAGTTAGATCTAGTATGTCGCGAGAGTGTAACGCCTTCATCTTGACAGACACGTCCTTGAGCCGATCCATCGTTGTCCCTAGGTCATCTGTCCACAAATACGAGCTAAACACAACAATCCTAGCTTGTGTCAACCCCGCTATGACTGCATATAACAAGGCTGAGGATGCAAAAGCCTCTGTGACCCCGCCCATCGTCTTAAGATTCTCCAGCATTACGCTAAATAACTCACGGCGCGCGGGGTCACGCTTGGCTATATCCCAGATTTCTTCGGGGCGCAGGTGTGTGTGATGCTATCCACTCACCGCAGCACGGTCAAATAGACCTGGTTCCACATCCTTAAGTTCAGGCGCCGCCCGAGGCTTTGTGGCGAACAGCCTGCGTATCATCTGTGCCTTGTTGTTCTTCGTAAAATCATAACCATCTACTTGCGAGTATGCAGCAGACACAGCCTGGCGTATCTCCGGTGGCAGAGTATCTACATTTGTGTTCACGTCTAGGTAGTATAAGCGGACGTCACCCAAACGTTGACTATATAAGCGGACGGACCCCTGACCAACGTTCAACATAGTTAGACCATACCATGTAGAAGTATCATATTCGACATGGACCAGTACATGGGTAGCTTTTGACCTTGTCACTACAGACAAGTATGCACCTCCGACAGCAACGAATACAGGAATGAACTTGCTCGATGCTGCCCGTAGAGACCTCGGTGCTCTACGCCCACCACTTTGAGTCCTAGCGGCTTTAGGCAGCGACGGATCAACGTTGTATAACGTGACCTCGTCACCCGGACTCGGACCTAAAGCCTGCATTTGGGGCGACTCTAATCGCCGCCCACATCTGGTGCATCTTGTATCCCGGGCTCTGGTGGGATCACCCCAGCCTGAACACGTTCGACAAATTGAAAATCCGCCTCACGCCTG